TAAAATGTTAAAAGAAATAAAGGGATTTATTGAGTATGAACAAGACTAAGTGGGGTGTTATAGTTATGCCTAAAAGAATTTGTGCAATTGATGCTAGCACTAATAGTCTTGCATTTTCAGTGTTTGACACAGTTACAAAAAGCATAGTAACAGTGGGCAAGATTAACTTTGAAGGTAAGGATACTTATGAAAAGGTTATGGATGCAGGCAAAAAAGTAAAAGCTTTTTTTGATATATACGGTGGCTTTGAAGCAATCATTATTGAGCACACAGTATTTATGAATAGCCCTAAGACTGCTGCAGACCTTGCCTTGGTTCAAGGAGCTATTCTTGGATCAGCAGGACAAACTGGAACACAGATAATAGGAAAGGTTTCTCCAATTACATGGCAAAACTTTATTGGTAACAAAAAGATATCAAAAGAAGAGCAACTTATGATTAGGTCTACGAACCCTGGAAAGTCTGTTTCTTGGTACAAGTCTTATGAAAGAAACCTTAGAAAAGAAAGAACAATAAGATTTATTAATACTATTTATGATAGAACTATTAGCGACAATGATGTTGCAGATGCTTGCGGTATTGGGCATTGGGCTCTGTCTAACTGGAGTAAGGCAATTGGGGTTGACAAATAACATCATGCCTGGTAAACTATATACATCAGAAGTATGGCTAAAAAAACGATTTCTTATTGATAAGAAGTCACCAGAAGAAATTGCAAAAGAGTGTGGGGCAAGCGTAGAAACTATCTATGTTTATCTTGCTAAATTTGGACTAAGAAAGAGTAGGCGATGAATAAATTACAAAGAGTTGTTATTGGTCTTGGTGTTGCAGGAGCTGTTGGAATAACTTATGTCATAACAGCACTAAAGGGCATGCCAGAAGCATTTGATTGGGAAGATGACGAAGAGGAAAGTCATGAGTGATAATTTAAATATTACGGTAGATCAGGTCAATCATCCACGTCACTATACAACAGACCCATCTGGTGTTGAGTGCATAGAGATTACTCGTCATCGTAACTTTAATATTGGAAATGCATTTAAGTATCTTTGGCGTGCAGGAATTAAAGATGAGTCAAAGACTATACAAGATCTTGAGAAAGCAATTTTTTATATCAAAGATGAAATTAATAGATTAGAAGGCAAGTATGTCAACTGAAGAAGATCTTGTTAAGCATCTTGATATCATGAATGATGTTGTTGGCGAATATCTAAAGGGTAGTGATCCAACCACCATATCTAAAGAGTTGTCAATCCCTAGAACACGAGTAGTTGCATATATTGATGAATGGAAAGAAAAAACATCTAATAATACAGCAATCCGTGCCCGTGCTAAGGATGCACTAGCTGGAGCAGATGCACACTACAGTAAGCTTATACTAAAGTCATATGAGGTTATTGATGAAGCATCAATGACAAACAACCTTAGTGCAAAGACTGCAGCAATTAAACTTGTAATGGATATTGAGTCTAAAAGAATTGATATGCTTCAAAAAGCTGGACTTCTTGAGAATAAAGAACTTGCAGAAGAGATGGTTGAGATTGAGCGTCGTCAAGAGGTGTTAGTTGGAATACTTAGAGACCTTGCTTCTTCTCATCCAGAGGTTAGAGATATTATTATGCAAAGACTGTCTACTATTGCTAAAGAAGGACAGGTGTTGACAATAGTATCAGAGGTTGTTAATGAATGACAAAGATTTGTTTCTAGTTGAAACTATAGATGACATTGATTTAGAGGATATAGTTAAGTCTTATCCAAACTATGTTTGGCTAGAGTCACAAGCTGCTCACTCAAGATATAAGCATTTACCAAATGTAAAAAATACAGACATAAGAAATTGTTCTGCCACTAAAATTTCTAAAGATATTCAAAAAATTTTATTTGAAAAAATTGAACCAATTGTTTATGAATATGCTAAAAAAAACAAAATATCTTTTTTTTCTAGTGAGTATCAGCTGGTTAAATACACAGAAGGACAGTTTTTTATTGAGCATACAGACAGCACAGAAGAGTTTCCAAGAAAAATTTCAGCTTTGTTATATTTAAACGAAGATTATTTAGGTGGTGAAATAGTTTTTTCACAATTGAATATCTCTATCAAACCAACAAAAAACATGTTGGTTGTTTTTCCATCATCAAGCAACTTCTCTCATTCAGCAGAGCCAGTAATTTCTGGAACTAAGTATGTAATAGTAGGGTTTTGGTCATGATATTTGATGAATTTTTAGAAGTTCTTAAAGAAAATCATTTTATTGAGAAGCCAGTTGATGCAAAAACATTTGTTGAATCTCCAGATTATCTTGGTCAACCACCACTTTCTGATATCCAATATGACATTGTTGAAGCCATGAGCCAGATATATCGTAAAGAAGATGTCATAGATATTCGTGGTGAAGATGGTGAAGCATACTTTAAAAAATATACAAAGAATGAAATTATTCTCCAACTTGGCAAGGGATCTGGAAAAGACTTCGTATCAACAGTAGCATGTGCATATGTAGTATATAAAATGCTATGCTTAAAAGAGCCTGCTGTTTATTATGGTAAGCCTGCAGGAGATGCTATTGATATTATTAACGTTGCTATTAACGCTCAACAAGCAAAGAATGTTTTCTTTAAAGGCTTTAAGTCAAAGATTGAAAGATCACCATGGTTTGCAGGAAAGTATAATCCTAAAGCAGACTCTATTGAGTTTGATAAATCAATCACAGTTTATTCTGGTCACTCAGAGCGTGAATCACATGAGGGTTTGAACTTGTTTATGGCTGTACTTGACGAGATTTCTGGCTTTGCATCAGAGGTAGCGACAGGAAACGAGCAAGGAAAGACTGCTGACAACATCTATAAAGCTTTTCGTGGAACTGTAGATTCTCGTTTTCCTGATCTTGGTAAGGTAGTTTTACTTTCTTTTCCAAGATACCCAGGAGACTTTATTTCTCAGAGATATGATGCTGTAGTTGCTGAAAAAGAAATTATAGATAAAACACACAGATTTATTATTAACGAAGACTTACCAGAAGATAACCCAGACAACTTCTTTGAAATTTCATGGGAGGAAGATCATATTCTTTCTTATAAGATTCCAAAAGTCTTAGCATTAAAAAGACCAACATGGGATGTAAATCCTACTAGACAGATTGATGACTTTAAGATAGCATTCCTAACAGACTTAGGAGATGCAATGATGCGCTTTTTGTGTACACCAACCTACGCATCAGATGCTTTCTTTAAGCAAAAGGATAAACTTATTAACTGTATGACTTTAACAAATCCTGTGGATAGTTTTAGAAGGTTTGCAGAAAACTTTAAGCCAGACTCAGACAAGCAATATTACATTCACGCTGACCTTGCACAGAAGCACGATAAGTGTGCAGTTGCTATTGCTCACGTAGATAAATGGGTAAATATCCAGGTAATTAAAGATTATGAACAGGTAGCGCCCATAGTTGTAGTAGATGCAGTAGCATGGTGGGAACCAAAAGCAGAAGGACCCGTTAATCTATCTGAAGTAAAACAATGGATTATTAATCTACGCAGACAAGGTTTTAATATTGGTATTGTTTCATTTGACCGTTGGCAGTCATATGATATTCAGCAAGAGCTAAAGCAGGTAGGAATAAGAACTGATACTGTTTCTGTTGCCAAAAAACACTACGAAGATTTAGCAATGATGGTCTATGAAGAGCGTATTGCTATGCCCATGATTCCCTTGCTTCTGGAAGAAATGTCAGAGCTTAAGATCATGAAGGGTAATCGTGTAGATCACCCTAGAAAGAAGTCTAAGGACTTGGCAGATGCTGTTTGTGGGGCAGTATTTGGTGCCATTTCTCATACCCCAAAGGAAATGAATATTGAGATAGAGATTCATACCTGGGGATCTGCGGATAAAGTTGCAAGACAGCAGAGAGCTATGGTAGAATTGGAAGACAGGCAAATGCCTGAAGATGTCAAGAGTTTTCTTGATAACCTAAAACTAATATAACAAGGAGAAAAATGAATTCATTTAAGAAGATCGCCCTTGCCGTGGCTGCAGCCATGACTTTGGGAACTGTCGCAGCAGCACCTGCGAATGCAACGGTAATGACTGTTGCAGTAACGCTAAACTCTGTAGCAAATACAACTAATGGTGTAATTGCTACACCTGCTTCATTGCCAGTCCCAGAGGACAACACAATTGATGCAGCAGATGCGTTGCGCTTTGTAGCAACAGTTGCAACAGGAACATCAGTTACTGCTTCAGCAACTAACGCAACAATCGTGTCTGCACTACACACATCAGCAGCACCAGTAGGAGCATCGTCAGGATCATCATCTTTGACAATTGCAACAGGTACTGGAAATACTGCAACATTTTTTGTCTACACAAAGACAACAGCAATTGGTACAGTTGTAATCAACAACGGTGGAACAACTCTTACATACTATGTACAGGGAACTGCTGGAAAGATCAACAACCTAACAGTATCTGCTCCATCAGCAGGAGCTGCTGGTACAAAGCATGATATTCTAGTTACAGCAACAGATGCATTTGGTAACAAGGTATCTGGTAAGTCAATTACAGCAGCAGTCTTTGCTGCATCAGCAACACTAGATACAGCAACAGTAACAACTGGTGCAACACTTTCAGATTTTGGAGTTGCAAAGTTTACTGCAACACTACCAGCAACTGGAACACGATCACTTATTACATTTGCTCCAACAACATCTTCTGATGCAACATCTGCAGACGTAGTTGGACTTCCTGCTCGTACACTTTCACCATTTGCAGAAATTGCAGTTCGTGATCTAGTTTCAGAGCTTGCTGCTGAGAAGGCTGCACTTGCTGCTGAAAAGGCTGCACATGCATCTACAAAGGCTCAGCTTGAAGCAGAAGTTAAGGCTAAGTCAGACCTAGCAGCAAGCCTAGCAAAGGCTAATGCTGAACTACTAAAGGCAGCAGCAGAAGCAACTGATGCAAAGAAGGCAGAAGCAAGCGCTCTAAAGGCACTTGCAGAAGCAGGCGTTGCTGCAGATAAGATTATCGCACAGTTCAAGTTGGAGTTGGAAGCAGCTAATGCTTCACTTGCAATAGTTACTGCAGAACTTGCAGAACTAAAGGCTTCACATGCCAAGGCACTTGCTGATCTAAAGGCTACATCAGATAAGGCAATTGCAGATGCAAAGGCTGCTTCAGATAAGGCAGTTGCAGATGCTGTAGCAACAGAGAAGGCAGCAGGTGCAAAGGCACTTGCTGATGCAAAGACTGCATCAGATGCTGCTCTTCTTGCTAAGGATGCACAGATTGCTAAGTTGACTGCAGATAATGCTGCAGCGATTAAGTCCATGAAGGCTGCATTTAACAAGTTGGCCACTCAGTGGAACAAGAAGAATCCAAAGGCTAAGGTTGCTTTAGTTAAGTAACAATAACTTAAAAGTTTGGGAGTCAGGAAACTGGCTCCCTTTCTTTTTGCCTATATGTCTAACTGAATAATTTGATATAATAGGTGTGAGGAGAGTACACCACTTGAAAAAGCTCTTGCGTATATTGACAGTTTCTACCCTTGCCTTTGCTTGGCTTCTTATAGCCCCTACAGAGGCCCACTCTGACGATCCACTAACAGTTGCTGCTCAGCAAATTGAGGAACTAAATAACAGCATAGACGACCTTGGATATAAGGATGAATTTATATCCTTAATCCAAGAAGCAGAAGACAAATATGATCTTGCCGTATCTGCAGAAGAAGCCAAGACACAAACCTCTGTCCTATATGATGACTCCCTTGACGCAGAAACCACGGCACTTGAAGAAAAAGATTTAGCCCAATCAGCAGTAGATGGACAAACAGCCACAGTAGCCACTGCCCTAACTAATAAGAATAATGCACTAGATGCACTTGAAGTAGCCAATATTAATCTACAAACAGCACAATCTAACATGCAGTCTGCTGGAGGAACAGGTTTGGCATACACTGTTTATACTCTTGTTAGACAAGGTAATGTTGCTACCCCAGGATCTGTTCTTTGTTCTGGTACTTGGAACTCAAGCCACATGCAGCTACCAGTTTGTGGTAACAGATACGAAAACTTTATAGTTAAGTTCGCTGGTCAAATAACAGTACCGTCTTGGTTCACATCAACATATTTTGCAGGATATACAGATGATGGGTTTAGAATGTATGTTGATGGGCAACTTGCCGTTGATAACTGGGTAGAGCAGGGGGCAAGATGGAGTAATTATTCTCCAGTATATGATGTTAGTGAAGACAAGACTTTAGATGTAGAAATATGGTGGTATAACGGCGGAGGCCCAGGTTCATATCATCTTGGATGGGCAATTCCTGGAGGATGGACTGGAGCAGGATGTGACTATGCTGGAAATCCAAGAGTCTGGGGAGAAAATTTTAGTTGTAATCTTGAAACATTTTCTTCTGGACCAGGTGCAACACAGGAGCAGATAAATGATTATAACCAAGCACTTGCCACAAAGAACTTAGCACAAGATGTATATAATGACAAACTAAATATTTATAATCAAGCAGTTTCAACATTAAATAATTATAATCAAACATTAATTAATAAAACAAACGAATATAACAACGCAGTTTTAAATGTTGCCACTGCATTGCAAAATAAAAATAATGCTGAAGATGCATACGAGCAGTCAATAAATAATGTTAATAGTGCGATTGATAACGCATGGCGTTACTATGAAGAACAATTACAAAGAGAGATTCAGTCTGCTATTGCTCAGGCAGCAGCTAACGCTGCAGCCAATCAGCCTACTCCAGAGCCTACTCCAGAGCCTACCACAGAACCCACCCCAGAACCAAGTCCTGAACCTACAGATGATCCATCTCCAAAGCCTACAGAAGAGCCTACAGATGAGCCAACAGAGGAACCAAGCCCTGAGCCTACAGAAGAGCCTACAGAGGAACCAAAGCCTAGTCCTACGCCAAAGCCCACTCCTACACCAAAGCCATCTCCTGAGCCTACAGAGGAGCCTACAGAGGAACCAACTCCTGAACCTACAATAGAACCTACACCAGATCCAGAACCAACTACAGAACCAACTACAGAACCAACTACAGAGCCTACTGAGGAACCCACAGAAGAGCCTACTCCTGAACCTTCACCAGAACCAGGACCAGATCCTGACCCTGAAGAAAACCCATGGACTGAGCCAGATGTAGAAATTAAAGATGAAGTTTTAGCAGAACTTATTCCTGAAAAGGGTACTGGGACAGCAGAAGACTTGTCTGGAGTTATTGCTAACCTTACAAGCAAAGATAATAAGCTAGTTACTCTTTCTGCTGAACAAATTACAGCAGTAAGTCAAACCCTTAAAGCATTGACGCAAGAAGCAAAGGTAGAAGTTGCAGAAGATCTTGGTATCAAACCATCAGAAGTTGCACAAATTGCTGAGCAGATGAAATCTAACCCAGCACTTGCTGAAGCATTTGTTGAGTTTACTGACAGAGCAGGATCTGCAGGGGATACACCAATGCCATTTACATTAGCAGATGCAGTAACAGAAGTACAAACAGAAGCATTTTTAGCAGATCCAATTGGGGCAGTGCTTGATGTAGATGTAGCAGAATTACTATCTAATTTCTCTGAATTAGGTAGCGATATGACAGATGATCAGAGAGAGAAAGCCCAAGAAGTCATTATTCCAGTAATCATTGTTTCACAGATTGCTAATATGATGATTGGTATGAGGAGGTAATATGAAAATAATCAAAAAAGTTGTGAAGGGATTCTTCACATGGCTGAAAGACGCTGGAGTTGAAATAATCGCACAAGCTTTTACTCTCCTTGGCTTCTTTATTGCATGGCTAACATTAACAGGATCAGCCAGAGACATTGTTGGGATTGCAGTGCTTGCAACCACAGTTGTATGGCTAATCACAATACCACTACGAAAGGAAAAATAAAATGGCAACTAGAAAAAAGGTAGTAGAAGCTCCAAAAAAGGAGCACCCACAAAAAGCTTTGACAAATGTTTTGATGCGTATCGTAGCAGTCTTTGCTGCTTCTGGTCTATCAGTACTTGGTGCTGGAGCAGTAGTAGGAATTGATACAATTCAGGCAGTAATGCTTGCAGGTCTATTAGGCGTGGCAACAGTTATTGAAAGACTGGCACGAGCTTTTTTGGACGATGGCAAGCTTACTATCGCAGAAATAAATGATGCATTTAAAACTGTAGATAAAAAAGCTAATTAGTCATATTTTAGGCTAATTG